AGATTGGGAAAGATAGTTTTGGATCACTTGGTGGTGTATACGGGAACATAAAAGACGATACAGATTTTAAGATGCTTATATTTGGTACAAAAATTTACCTTGAGAAGAAAGATATAATAGAGCACTGTGAAGGGCAAGCTGTTTTAACATACGCAAATAATTCAGATGATAAGGCTGCTCTTAAGACTCAAGCTGTGTGGTTTGGCGACGAGCTTATAAGCGGAAATATTGAAGGAGTTGGACCAAGCCTTGGTGTTCTTGGGAATGATGGCGGCAAGAGGTTTGATGGCAACAGTAAATTATCAGAATGTGTTTTATGTGAGTTAAGAGATGAGTGCTTATCCCCAGTCTATCCTACTTGTGGAAACTTAAATGTCATGATTGTTGGAGAGGCAGCAGGAAAACAGGAAGATTTAGAAAAAAAGGGTTTCGTTGGTGCTTCAGGCAAAATCCTATTCAGAGACCTTCTTCTTCCAAGAGGACTTGAAAGAGAGTTATTCCATATCTCTAATATCTGTAAGTGCTATCCTTCTGTCACTAGAACGCCCAAGAAGAAGCACGTAGATATATGCGGGAACTATCTTATAAAAGAAATAGAATCTGTAAAGCCATTCTTGATACTTTCACTGGGCAATACAGGTAACCTCTTTTTCAGAGGAGAAGCAAGCGGTATCACTAATATCAACGGACAGACAATTTGGAATGATAGATTTAATTGCTGGATTACATATTCCGTACACCCTGCTATGGCCGCATATGATGCAGCCAACATGCCTCTTCTAGAAAAGTCAATAGGAGAGTTTGTGAATAAAATAAATATTTTGGTGTAAGCCTATAAAAATTATATAACTACTTTAGAAAGGAGATCGAGATGATAGACGAAGGAATGCTTATAGACAGGAATAACCTTGATGAAGAGTGTGCATCTGCTCCAGCTTTCTTTGACTATTGGGTAACACAAGAGTCAAATCTAAAAACAGAGAAAGAGAATTATGAGTCAAAGCTTGAGCTTGGAATTAGGCGACTTCCTGATGACAAATTGAGAAACAAGTATGACGTAACTAAGCTAACAGAAGCAACTGTATCAGCTTTAATTAAAAATGATAAAATGTTCCAAAGCCTAAAGGGCAGGTATCTGCATGCTGAGGCTAAGAGGAAATCGTATGATAAGAAAATATCACTGTTAGACACTCTTGCTAAACTTCATGGGCAAGGGTACTTTGCAAAGATAGAGAATAAGAAAGAGGCAAAAGCTCTTCTGGTTGGTTATGCTAGAAAAAAGATAAAAGAAGAAATAGTAAGATCGGCAGACAAGAAGCCAGAAAGACCTAGCAGAAATGGCTGAGTTTTTCTATAAAGCAATAACTATTGCAATAGTTGTATGTGTATTGGCATACTTCATACCTGGGCTTGTTCTAAGGGCCATAAGGGATTTTAAACAACGATACTCATCAAAGAAAAAAGGAGGATGAAAGATGGCAAAAAGACAATGGAAAGAGGGATTAACAACTGAGCAGCTCAAGAAAAGGGATGAGCAAAAAGGCACAACATACAGAGACCCAGGCAGTAGAGTATCTTATATACAGCGTGGTGTCATAAAGATGTATGTTCCAAAAGAAGGAAAGAATAGGTTAAGAATAATCCAGCCATTTGAAGTCATTGAGCTAGGGTTCTTTGGCATGGAGATGCATTTCCACAGAAGCGTTGGAGACGAAGGAGAGCCGCTATTCGGTGACTATCTTTGCAACTCAAGGATGAAGAATATTCTGAGAGACTGTTATGAGGATATTCAAATACCAAATACTTGCTTTGTTTGTAAACAACAAACAAGCGAGTTGTGGGATGAGAACCCAGATTTAGCAAAGACGTATTACCCTGATAGAAGAATGTGGCTTTTTGTCATCGATCTTCTCTCAGATGATAAGAATGAAGTGCTCCTTTGGAGTTGTCCTTGGACTCTTCAAGAAGAAATTGTATCAAGATCTTCAGCTGAAGAGACTGGCGCCTATATGGATGTAAGCCACCCTGTAACAGGTGTTCCAGTATCGTTTGAGAGAGTTGGGAAAGGCAAGCTTACTAAATATGTTAATGTTCAGGTTTTCAATAACCCACTTCCGCTTTCAGATGATGTCATAGACCAGATGTTAGAGTTTAGAGATTTGATTGTAATCCCATCTGCTGAGTTGGTTGAGTCAGCATTCCTTAATGCTAGTGCAGGTTCTGTAGGAAATGGCAGACATGTAGATAGAGAAGAAAATGTTGATGAAGAAGCAAGCGGAGAAGTAGCAGAAGAAGGTCCACCTGAATGCTTCAAGAAAGAGTATGACGCATGGAAAGAGTGCGAGACTTGTGACTATGCTGAGCCGTGTTCAGCTCCTCCAGAGAAGCCATCTAAACCAGAAAGACCTTCCAAACGCACACCTAAGCCTAAAGAAAAGGCTGGTGTGAAAAAAGAAGAGACAGGTTCCGAGTCAAAGAAAGCATCAATAAGAGATAAGATAAAAGCAGCTCAAGAAAAACAAAACAAGGAAGAATAAGATATGGTAGAGAGAAAAAAAAGGACAGGCCAAGAGCCTGTTAAAGAGAGTACCGCTGACTATGACAAAGCCCCTGTTGACTTTATAAACACAGGGTGTATACCTTTAAACCTTGCTGCCTCACAAAAGGGCAGAGATGGAGGATGGGCTAGGGGCCGCATCGTCAATATTGTTGGTGATGGAAGTAGTGGCAAAACCCTCCTTGCCCTTGAGGCAGCAGCAGATTGTTTCTATAACATGAAAGGAAGTGAAAGCCACAACTTCCCAAAAGTGGAGAATGTTAGTATAGTGTATAACAATGTTGAAGGCGTGATGGACTTCCCTATCGGTGCTATGTATGGAGAAAAATTCAATTCCGGTGTAGAATGGGTAAGAACAGGAGCAATTCAAGGCTTTGGAATAGACTTTTTTAGGAGAGTCCAGTCTATGAAAGATGGGGACTTTCTGTTATATATTGTAGATAGCTGGGACGCACTAGACAGCGAGGATGAATACGAAGCATTCCTTAAAACAATTGAGAAGGGAACAAAAGAAGAAGGGTCTTTTGATCTTGGAAAACAAAGGTATGGATCAAAGAGGTTCTTTAAAACTCTGTGTTCTCAAATCGAAGGAGATAATGGGAAAGTTAAGAAAGACTGTACGCTTATGATAGTCTCCCAAGTAAGAAAAAAGATAGGCGTAACATTTGGTGAAAAGACATATAGGGCTGGTGGTGATGCTTTAAACTTCTATACTCACCAAGTGTGTTGGTTAGCAGATGTAGGAAAAATCAACGTTCAAAGGCTAGGGTTACAGATTGTGACTGGAATAAATGTTAAAGCAAAATTCAGAAGGAATAAAGCTGCTAAGCCTTTTCGTGAGACTTCTTTCCCGATAATGTTTGACTATGGAATAGATAACACAACATCAATGCTACAATTGCTACATGGGCCAGCAGATAAAGAGTTGAAAAACTTCTTTGGACATAACTTTAAGAAATATATTACTGCTGTATCACACATAGAGGACAATGGCCTTGAGAATGAGATAGCAGTTATGTGTGAAGAGAAATGGAAGTCAGCAGAAGATTCAGCAAAGGACTCAAGGAAAAGGAGGTTTCCAGAGTGATAAATAGAAGGAGTAAATAAATGGAGAACACATATACAAAAGCTCTTATGGTTGACGCAAACTACCTATGTCACACAGTGTATCACACAATGCCGGCACTGAGTTTTGATACAAAGCCCACTCAAATTGTATATGGATTTATAAAAAGAGTAATATCTTTAGCAGTAAAATTCCCATCCGACAATATAGTATTCACTTGGGACTCAAAAAGCAGCATCAGAAAAGAAGTCTATCCAAAATATAAAGAGGCAAGGAGAAAAGCAGCAGGAGAATCTTCAGATGAAGAGAAAGCTAAGAAAAGAATGGCATATCTTCAGTTCGATGACATAAGAGATGTTATCCTTCCAGAGTTAGGCTTTGCAAATGTCTATATGGCTGAAGGCTTCGAGGCAGACGATATAATGGCAGCTATTGTGAATAGCAATACTGGCTATGAGTTCATCGTTGCTACTACAGATAAGGATATGTATCAAATTGTAAATGATAGATGCTCACTTTATAATCCTGCTACAAAATTGTTGACTACTGTAAGCTCTTTTGAGAAAGAGTTTGGCTGCCACCCATCGTTATGGGGAGAGGCAAGATCAATCTCAGGGTGTAGTACTGATAATGTTATTGGT